GACGCCGGTGGAGATGCAGCGTCTCGCCCGCCTGTCACGAGTGAACATGTTGAAGTTCGTGGTGAACAGCCGGGTCCAGTCGATGTATGTGGACGGGTTCCGGGCCCCCCGCGCCGATTCGGATGCTGATACGTGGGCTGTGTGGCAGGCGAACGGGATGGACGCCCGCCAGATCGGAGTCCACCGTGGCGCCCTCTCCTACGGGGCCGCCTATCTCACAGTCATGCCGGGTGAACCGGTTCCGGTGATGCGTGGTGCCTCCCCGCGGAACCTGACGACCGTCTACGGCGACGACGACACGTGGCCGCTCCTCGCCTTGGAGAAACGGCGTGCCCGGTCCGGTGAGCTGTGGCGGCTGTACGACGACGAAGCCGCATACTGGGTGTGGTACCCGAAGGGTTCGGACAAGCCCGAAGGCAAACCGCAGGTCGAGATCCATGATGCCGGGGTGGTGCCGGTCATCCGATATTCGGACACCAACGACCTCGACGATCCGACGACCGGGATCGTGGAACCGTTCATCCCGCTGCAGGATCAGATCAACATGACCACCTTCGGCTTGTTGGTCGCCCAGCATTTCGGTGCGTTCAAGCAGCGGTGGATTATCGGCTGGCTCGCCGAGGATGAAGAGCAACGGTTGAAGGCGTCAGCGTCGGTGCTGTTCACCGTCGACGAAGACCCGAACCAGGTCCAGATTGGGGAATGGTCCGAAACCGACTTGAGCGGATACATCCAGTCTCGTGAGGCCACCCTGAAGCATCTGGCGACGGTCTCACAAACCCCGGCGCATGAGCTGATCGGGGAGATGGTCAACATTTCCGCCGACGCTTTGGTGGCGGCGGAAGCGTCGAAGCAGCGGGCGATCGAGGAGAACAAGCGGGTCGTTGGGGAAGCCCACGAACAGGCTTTGAACCTCGCCGGTCAAATGATCGGGGTGGAACCGGACACGGGTGCGTTTGTCCGCTGGCAGGACTCCGAAGCCCGTTCCCTCGCCCAGCTCGTCGACGCGCTCGGCAAGGCGGTGTCGCTTCTCGGTATCCCACCGCAGGCCCTGTGGGATCGGGTGGCCGACGCGATGGGCGTCTCCCAGCAGGAGGTCGAAGGGTGGCGGGCGTTGGCCCAGTCCGGGGACGCGTTCGCCGGACTCGAGCAGATGCTTCGGGAACAGTCCGAACCGGCCGAACCGGCCGCCTGATGGCCCGCTCCGAAGCTGGCCGCCTGCTCACCATCCAGCATCGGCAACGTCAACTCCAGTTGCGTGCCGCGACGCTCCGCACCTTCACCCAACTGTGGGGCTTGTGGGACGGGCAGACGATCCGCACGTTCCCCCGGTTCGCCGAACCTGCGACGACGCTGGTACAGGACCGGTTCGGCACGTCGGCAGGGCTGGCGGTCGGCTACTACCAGGCGCTTCGTCTCGCTGAGACCGCCGGGGGTTCACCGACCCCGCGGGTCGCGGACCCGCCGGAAACGGACAGGGTGATCGGCAGCCTCCGCGCGACCGCGCTGGCGTCGACCCTTCGAGGACTCCGGTCGGGGTTCTCACCGCAGGCGGCGAAACAGAACGCCCTCGTCGCCGCCATGGGCAGTGCCGGCCGGATGGTGATGCGAGGAGCCGCCGAGTCTCTCGTTCTCACCTCGGCTGCTGACCCGCGGGCGCGTGGCTGGCAGAGGGTCGCCGGGTCCGGGGCCTGTGACTTCTGCGAGATGCTCGCCGGTCGGGGACCCGTCTACTCGGAGGACACCGCCGATTTCCAATCCCACGACCACTGCGCCTGCAGCGCCGAGGTCGTCTTCAACTGAAGGGGGGAATCCGTGATCCTCAGATGGCTAAGGGGCACGCTCTGCCGTTGGTTCGGAACCCACCTCGAGGTCCGGAAGGCGTCGTGGGCTCGATGCCCGGCCTGCTGGATTCGACTCTCATAGCGCGGTGGCTGCTGGTAGCCCGCACGGATTCATAACCCGTGTCCCGTCCGTTCGATTCGGACCCGCGCAACGACACCTATCGCAGCGATTGCGAGAAAGGAAGGCCGCGATGGCCGATAAGAAACCGGACCCCAAGCCCGACCCGAAGCCAGACGACGATCTGGGAGACGCCGGGAAGAAGGCCCTGGACGCCGAGAGGAAGGCACGGCGCGACGCCGAGAACGCCTTGAAAGCCGCAGAGCAGGAACTCGCTGACCTGAAGGTCGACTCCGACACCACCAAGTCCGAGATGGACAAGGTGACGGCGAAGATCGACGGCTTGGAGAAGCGGGCCGCCGAGGCGGAACGGAAAGCGCTGGTCGCCGAAGTGGCCCAGGCGAAGAAACTGCCGGCAGCGATTGCGGGCCGTCTCACCGGCTCCACGAAAGAGGAGCTGGAGTCCGATGCCGATGAGCTGATCGAGGCGCTCGGCCTGGACACCGATGACGAAGACGACGACGGGTCTGCGACAGACTCGAAGACGGCACCCAAGCCGAAGCCTCCGTCACGTCCAAAGGAGAAGCTCCGTTCTGGCGCGTCCAACGACGACGACACGGACGAGACCGATCCGCTCAAACTGGCCGAGAGCATCGGCCGTATCAACGGCTGACCCGCGTCCGCGGGCAGCCCACCGACACAGAGGAGGCCCTAAATGGCCAATGCATTCCTGACCCCGTCGGTGATCGCCCGCGCAATCCTCGCCGTCCTGCGGCGTGAGACTGTCCTCCCCAACCTGGTGTTCCGCGACGCGGAAGCCGAGTTCCGGGGGAAGATCGGCGACACCGTCACTGTCCGACTCGGCGCGTTCGTCGCGGCCCGGACCCGTACCTTCGGCGTCACCTCGTCGATCAGCACCGACGAGGCGATCGAGTTCGCCGTCCCGGTGCAGCTCGTCACCGATGTCTACTCGGCTATTCCTGTCACGGACGCCGAGCTGACCATGAGCGTGGAGAGCCTGGTCCGCCAAGTGATCGCGCCTCAGCTGGCCGGGGTGGTCGAAAAGCTGGAAGACAGCCTGGCCACCACGATCACCGGCGCCACCTACCCGGCCGGAGGCGACCTGACCTGGGACGAGTCGGACCCGTTCCAGAACCTGGTCGACCTGAACAAGGCGCTCAACGACAACGACGTGCCCCGTGCGGGCCGTCGTCTGGTCGTCGGGTCGGCCATCGAGGCGAACCTGCTGATCGACGATCGGATCACGTCGGCGAACGTGGCCGGGCCCGACGCCCTGCCCGCCCTGCGCGACGCGATGATCGCACGGCGTCTCGGGTTCGACATCTTCGGGTCGAACGCTCTGGCCGAAGACGAGAGCTACGCCTTCCATCGGACGGCGTTCATCCTCGCCTCCCGGGCGCCTCAGGTGCCCGCTTCGGTGCAGGTCGGGTCATCCCAGACCCTGGAGACTCTGGCGGTCAGGCTGATCCAGGACTACGACTCCGACACGCTGCAAGACCGGTCGGTCATCAACTCCTACATCGGCACTGCCGTTGTGGAGGAGCCGGACGACCCGACCGACGAGTCGGAGGCCGACTTCACGCTGAAGCGTGCGGTGAAGGCTTCGATCGCCAGCTCCTGAGCTGACTGAGAGGGGGGATTGCTCCCCCCTCTCACCGTCTCACAACGTACGTTGAGCTGTAGAGCTTCTTTGGAGGTGCCATGCGGGTGCTTGTCTTCGGAGCTTTCGACCTGCTCCACCTCGGCCACATCCGCTTTCTGAAATGGTGCGCCCGACTCGGAGAAGTCCACGTGGGGCTGGCCACCGACGAGCTGGTAGCCGACTACAAGCGGCAGCCGATCCAGTCTTACGAGATGAGGAAGGCGGCCCTGATAGAGCTGCCCTGGGTCCATCAGGTGCTGCGGAAGACATGCCATGACGCCAAGCCGCTGATCCGCCAGGTGGACCCGCAACTGATTGTCGCCGGGTCCGACTGGTACGACTCGGAGCTGTTGGGCGGATATCTGGCCAGCATCCAAACCGGCATCGGATATCTGGAAGACCATGACATTGGGCTCGTCTTCTACCCGAACGACCGGCTTATTTCTACCACCAAGATCCTGGAGGCAGTACGTGAACGTCTTTGAGAACTTCCCCCAAGTGGTCGAGAAGACCGGCCTCCATCTCGACCATGTGGTCCACGTGGGGGCGCACAAGGGCCAGGAGATGGAGTTCTACAAGGCGGCGGGCATCACCCGGTTCACTCTGGTCGAGCCTAATCCCGACCTGGCCGAAGCTCTCCGGACCAACTTCGGGGAAGCCCGGGTGGTCGAAGCCGCCTGCGGACCTGCCGGGGATGGCGTGCTGTCGGTCAACCGGATCGACTCGTCGTCCACTCTTGCCGAACCCCACCCTGACGACAAGATCGTCGGCCAGGTTCCGGTCAGAGTGCTCCCGCTTCGAAACGTCGCCGGAGATGCCGACTGCGCGGTCGTCGACGCTCAAGGCCTCGAACTGGAAGTGTTGCAGACCGCCGACCTGGCACAGTTCAAGATGGTCATCTGCGAGACCTGCACCGTGCGGGACCAGACCATGGCGTCGTATTACGACGATGTCGTGGCGTTCATGGTTTCGGAGGGTTTTCGAGAGTTCTGCTATTGGGTCCGAAGCTATCAGGCGATAGCCAGATATGTGCGGGAGGTGGACCAGGGTTCACCCGACGACGAGATACGCGATGTCGTCTTCATCCGAGCCTGACGTCGTTTTCGCTCTGGGGCCGAGAGTCGGTCGGGTCGAGCTCCAATACGCCCTCCGGTCTCTGTCCAACCTTGCCCACGGGCGGGTCTGGCTGATAGGCGGGAATCCGGGATGGGTGGTCAACACGACCCACGTCCGGTTCCACGACGGGTCGGACAAGTGGAAGAACATCGCCAACAAGTGGCGGATGCTCCCCTCCCTCGAAGCCCTGTCCGAACGGTTCGTCTACACCGAAGACGACTATTTCATTCTCGAGCCGGTAGAAGAGCTTTCCGCCTTCGTCCATCCGATGGGCCTGGATGCCCGGGTCAAACACTACAGGCGTTCGAGGAGCGGGGTGGGCGGCTGGCTGCTGGAGGCCCGCAACGCTCTCGCCGCCGGCGGGTATCACGACTGCCCGTCCTTCGAGGTTCATGTCCCGATGCTGGTCGAGAAGAGCCGGATACCGCTCCACCTCTATGCGGGCCGGTCGATGTCGTGGCGTTCCCCCGTCGGGGCGACCAGCGGACGAGAGCCGGTGTTGATGGCCCGGGACGTGAAGGTGACCAAGGCTGAAGCCCTACCGGGTGCGGTGGCCACCGGCTTTCTCTCGTCGAGCGAATCCACCTTCAAGCGTTGTGGAGCCCAGGCGCTGTTACACGGTCTCTTCCCCGACCCCTGCCGATACGAGAAGGAGTACTACATGGACGCTTCCGAGATGCTGCCAGAGTCCTCTGAGTACGGGGCTATCTATTCAGACCAGGAGGATTCTCGGCCTCCGAATCGGACCATTTCGGTCCGTGAGGTGGTTGCGCGTCGTCACCGACTGAACAAGCCGAATCTGGTGAAGTTGGCATCCGGGCAGTGGGTGCCGGAGAGCGGAGTGTTCATCAATGAGTCGTGAAGTCGTCGTCGACTGGTGGGACATGCACCCCTGCCCTGTCCCTGAATGGAAGTGCAAACTCGACCACACACCCGACATGGTGAAAGCGCGGCTGTGCGAGGTCTGCGACAAGCCGTTCGTTCCGAAGCATTGGGAGGATCGGTACAACGTCTGCCAGCTTTGTCACTACGGATCCGAACGTGCCGTCTGATGTGCGGGTGCCGGGTGGCGCGCACCGGCTAAGTGGACCGGGGACTAGCGCCCCCGATTTTAGGAAACAGCCCGCACCATGAAGAGTGGAGGCACCATGTCGGCCAGACAGTGGAAACAGAGACGTGTCAGACGAAACAAGCCGAACCGCGTACAGCTTGTAACCGGTGAATGGGTGGAAGAGACCGAACTGGATACGACCGACTTCAATGACCCAGTCGACTCCGAGGTCGACACGTCGACCCTCGTCGATGAAACCTCGGACGAGTTCGATACCACCACGATCGGGGATTCCCTGGTATGCGACTGTGGGTTCGTCGCCAAGACGGCGGGCGGGCTCACAACCCATCAGCGGTCCCACAAGGAGGAGTGATGCCGTCGCTTGAGGTGAAGATCGACACACGCATCCCCTTCAGAACGAAAGCTCGCATGAAGGTCGGGTGGCTGACCGCCCGGCTCGGTCTGCTCACCCTCACGTCTCGTCTGGTGCGCCGGCTGGCGGTCGACTATCGGATCGGGCGTGGCGAGTGGCGGCGGCGGTGGGTGGAAACGGAGATGACGTGGCGCTCCTGACGGTCGCCGAGCTCGAAGCCAGATACGGGTCGGTCGACGAGACGAAGGCGGAGGCCCACATCGATGACGTGTCCGCCGAAGTCGTCGACTATGTGACGATCCTCGACACCGACGCTGACGATCTGATCAGCCCGGAGGACTGGGACGACGAGACAGTCCCGGCCGCGATCAAAGGGGTTGTCGCACGAGTCGTGAACCGTGCCCTCACCAACCCTCTCGCCCGCACCGGGGAACAGCTGGGCGATCACAACTGGCAGGCGCCGATGGCCGCCTCCGGTGGCACCCTCGGCCCGAAGGACCGTCGGATCATCCGCCGTGCCGTCGGCCGTCTCGGAGTTTCCACGGTCGGTCTCACCGGCTACCTGCCTGTCGAACCGCGCATCTCAGACGAAGACGACCTGGTGCTGTGATGAACGATCCTGTGCTCGAAGCGGTCGACAAGCTCAGGGCAGAGATCGCAGCCGAATCAGGTGACGCCGCCTCAGTCACTACCCGCGCGCTGATAGTGGCGGAGTTCATGGAGGCCGACGGGGCTCGGAGGCTGCACATCATCCGCGACGAACGTATCCAGAACTGGGACATTCGCGGGATGCTCCATGAGGTCATCGCAGACTTGGACGCCTTCGACATCGTGGGTGTGCTGGCGGAGGAGGACTGAATTGTCTGCCGTCACCCATTGGCTCAACACCGAGCTGCACGTCTGGCGGGCGTCGCTCGTCGCTGATGGGTCGGGCGGGTTCACCGAGACTCTCGTGGATCAGGCGGTCAACCCCACTCCGAAGTTCAAGGTGGATCAGTCGTCCGCCGCCGAACAGCAGGTGGCGCAGCAGGACGGAGCCAGCCACACCCACAACATCTTTGCCGAACCCGACGCGGATGTGGAGAGGGGTGATTGGCTCGCCCCGTCCGGTGTCGACCCGAACGACCTGACCGCAGGGGAGACGGCGTATCAGGTGATCTCCACCACCCAGCCGTCCACGCCCCGCTACCTGAAGTGCGCCGCCGAGAGAATCGAAGTGGCATGAACATCAGCATCGAAGGCATCCCCGAACTGGAGAAGGCGCTCGCCGACAAGACGTCGGAGATGCACGGTCAGCTGGTCGAAGCGGTCGAAGAGGCCGCCCGGGCGGTCCGGGACGACGCCCGCCAGCTCGTCCCCCGCGACACCGGAGCCCTCCACGACGGGATCGGATACACGACCGACGGGCCCACAGCCGAGATCGGGGTCCTAGACCCGACTCTCCACTACGGGGCGTCCGTCGAGTTCGGCACGTCGAAGATGCCTGCCCGGCCGTTCATGGCCCCGGCCGGCGACCTCGAACGGGCCCGATTCGTGAAACGACTGAAAGACGCGGTCCGATGACCGCCCAAACACCGGTCGGGCTGATCCAGACAGCCATCTACACGCTCCTCGACGCCGATGTCGACGAGTCGGGCGCAGGCACACTCGGAGCACTCGGTGTCGAAGGAGTCTTCGACCATGTGCCCGAAGGGACACCCAAACCGTATGTGGTGGTCGGTGAAGCCTACGAGACGCCCCGGAACTCACATTCGGAGCATGGCCGCCGCACCGTCCACACCATCCACGTCTGGTCCGATCATCGCGGGTACTCCGAAGCGACCGGCATCTGTGACGTCATCATCGCCTTGTTGGATCATCAGCCGATGACCCTCGCCGGATTCAACACCGTGTCGGTTCGGTTCGAGTTCCTCCAGCTGGCCCCCGACCCTGATCCGGACGTCCGGCATGCGCTGGTCCGGTTCGTCGTCACTACAGAACAAACCTCCTAGCGCCATCTCGGCACCCAACTCGAAAGCCCCCGAAGTCCGGGGGCTTCCTCGCGTCACGAAGGAGAAGAGACAATGTCCGGCAAAGACGGATTCGGTATCGCGCTGCTTCGCAGCGACATGGAATCATCCCCCACGTTTACCGAGCTGGCGGGGATCACCAACTTCAACAACGAGGCATCCCGGGACGTCCACGATGTGACCGCCCACGATTCGCCCAACAAGTCTCGGGAGAAGCTCGGCGGGCTCATCGACTGGGGCTCGTTGGACATTGACGTCAACTACGACCCGGAAGTCCACGACATCTGGGTCGACGATCTCGAAGATGTGGACCCCAGGGACTACCAGATCGAGTTCCCGGACGGCACGGTCCGTGAGATGACAGCCATCCTCAGCTCGTTCTCATGGGATGGCCCGTTCGACGACAAGATGACCGGCTCCGCGTCGTTCGACATCACCGGCAAGCCGACCATCACGCCTGTTGGCTCCTCATGAGCCTTCTCACACGTGACCTGATCGACGGTGCCGACGACCTTCCCTACGAGGACGTTCCTGTCCCCGAATGGGGAGGCACTGTCCGGCTCCGTACCCTCACCGGATCCGAACGGGACGCGTTCGAAGGGTCGATTCTGGTTCAGAACGGGAACAGTCGGCGGCTCAACTTGAAGAACGCTCGCGCGAAATTGCTGGTATTGAGCCTGGTCGACGAGGACGGGAAACGGCTCTACGCCGAGACCGACGTGGCGAAGCTCGGAAAGAAGTCCGCCAAGGTCCTCGACCGGCTGTTCGACAAAGCCCAGAAGCTGTCCGGGCTCACCGACGAAGACGTCGAGGAGCTCGTCGAGGGTTTCGGGACCGCCCCGAACGACGAGCCTGGTTCCGAATAGCCGCCCATCTCGGGATGACGGTCCGGGAGGCGCAGGCCCGCATGGATGCGCGGGAGTTCGCCGAATGGCTCGCATACGAGAGGCTGACCGGTCCGCTCGGCGGTGAACGGGGCGACCTCCACACGGCGATCGTCGCCGCCACCGTCCACAACATGTGGGCGAAGAAGCCGAAGAAGCTGCGGGATTTCATCCCGGAGTGGCACAAGCGCCCCAAGAGCTGGCAGGAACAGCTCGTGACGTTGGATTCAATTCTGCGGAAGGTCGGAGGTGACGAGTGAGCACCCTTGCTGAGCTGATGGTGAAAATCGGCGTGGACGACGCCGACCTCGAAAAGTCCATCTCCAGTATCGGAACGAAGGTCGGCGCGTTGGCCACCGGTATCGGCGCCGGCCTGGAAGGGTTCGCCCGTTCCCAGCAGGAACGCAACGTCACCCTCGAACAGATGGGCCGCGTGACAGGCGAAGGCTCCGACGCGTTACGGGAGATGGCCACCGACCTTCAGAACGTGACTCTACCGATGGAGGATGTGATCTCGCTGATGGAGACCGCCACCCAGCGGGGCCTCCGCGGTGACGCCATCGCCGACTACGCCACCTTCTGGGACATGGTCGGTGACGCCACCGGTGAGGCGGGCCCGGCGCTCGGCAAGGCCGGTGTGGCGCTCGGGCAGGTTGGTATCGCCGCCGGGGACGAAGCGAAAGCGTTGGACGCGTTCGGGTTCATCACCGACAACACCACCTCCTCGATCGAGGGGTTCCTGGGGTTCATCGAGAAGACCGCCAACGAGTTGGGGGACGCCACCCCCGACATCGACGACATGGCCGGGGCCCTCGGCGCTTTGGAGGATGCCGGGTTCTCGTCGTCGCGGGCGCAACGTGAATTACGGTCGGCGTTGTCCGCGGCAGACGGGGACATGCTCGCCGCACTTGAAACCCTCGGCATCAGCCAGGAGGCCTATGAGGCTCAGGTTGAAGCGGTCGGTGCGTCGTCTGGCGCCATCGAGGCCAACGCTCAGGCGTACGCCGACTCGTTCACGCCGATGCAGAAGATGCAGGCGAAAATCGAGAACCTGATGACCAAATACGGGGGGCTCGCCGACGCTGCCGGGATGGTGTCCGCCCCCCTGTCGTCGGTCGGTGTCGCCATGATGGGATTCTCACGGCTCGCACCCGGGTTCATCGGCCGTATCGGCGCGATGGTCGGCGCGATCGGCACCAAGATCACCGCGCTCGGCGCCTGGGCCGCGGCGACCGTCGCGCAAGGGGCGAAGGCGTTGGCGTCGATGGCCGCCACCTCCGTGAAGTTCGTCGCCCACTACGCCCGGATGGCCGTCGCGTCGCTTGTCTCCGCGGCGAAGATCGCCCTGTCGTGGATCATCGCTATGGGTCCCATCGCCCTTGTGATCGCCGCCGTCGTCGGACTGGTCGCGTTGATCATTGCGAATTGGGACACGGTGAAGAAGTGGACGAAGAAGGCGTGGGAATGGGTGTCCGAGAAGATCGCCGCCGTGTGGGACTGGATCAAAGGTGTCGTCTCGGGCGGTGTGACAGCGGTCGTCGGGTTCTTCACCAACCTGCGGGACAAGATCAAAGCCGCCGTCACCGCCGCCCGTGACTGGGTGATCCAGAAGTTCGGTGAGCTGGTGACTGGTGCGATCGGTAAGGCGGTCGAGCTGGTCTCCTGGCTGAGTGGGCTGCCCGGCCGCATCCTGTCCGCCATCGGGGACCTGGCGGGGCTTCTCGTCGACGCCGGCAAGAACGTTGTGATCGGCTTGTGGGAGGGGATCAAGTCGATGGGCGGTTGGCTGGCCGAGCAGATCGGCGGCTGGGTGAAGGACAAGATCCCCGGCCCGATCGCGTCGGTGCTTGGCATTTCGTCGGCGTCGAAAGTGACTGCCGGGTTGGGCGGTGAGGTGGTCGCCGGGCTCGCCCTGGGCATGTCGAAGGATCTGCGTCTGGTCGAGCGGTCCGCGATGCGTCTCGCCGCAGCGTCTATCCCGGAGATCTCCGGTGTGCGGACGGCTGGCGTGTCGACTGATACGGGCGACCAGATGGCGGTTCCTGCCGTCTCTGCCGTCTCCGGCGCCTCGGCGAACCGTGCTGGCTCCCAGCCGCCCATCTACATCGGGAACGTGTACGGCTGGGATGACTTCGTGAAGAAGGTCCGGGAGGCGGGCGTGGACATCAACCGGCTCGGCTGGCAATGACCCAGCCGACGGTCACGGTCGAAGCAGCGTTCGGGTCGTCCATGTTCGACGCCGCACCGGCGTGGACTGACATCTCCGCCTACTTCCGGTCCGGGAACACAGCGAGAGGCCGGGCGTCGGTCGATCAACGGTTCGAGACCGGTACCGCGTCGCTGGTCTTGGATAACCGGGACGGCCGGTTCACCGCTGACAACCCGTCGTCGCCGTACTACCCGGATGTGAAGATCGGCGTTCCGATCCGCATCACCGCCACATGGGCGACCGTCACCTATCCGGTGTTCTACGGGTCGGCGAGGTCGTGGCCACCGGACTATCCGACCGGGAACATCGACTCCACCGTCACCGTGCCGCTGGCTGACGGGTTCTACAACCTGAACCTCGAGGACCTGGCCGGCGAATCATTCGACGCCCAGCCGACCGACGAGCGGATCATCGCCGTGCTCGACGCGATCGGCTGGCCCGCTGCCTTGCGCGACATCGACGACGGGGTGGCGACTGTTCAGGCGACCGATGTGGCCCAGCCGAACGACGGCGGTGAACAGCCCGCCCTCGCCCACCTCCTCGACGTGGCCGAGTCCGAGGTCGGTGTCCTGTTCATGGGTGGGGACGGGAAGGTGGTGTTCCGGAACCGGGTCGCCATGTCCGCGGTCGTCTCGGCCGCCACCTTTGATGGTGGCGACTATCAGGAGATCGGCCTCCGGTATGACGATTCGATCCTGTACAACGACATTCGGGTTGCCCGTGAGGACGGCATCCAGGTCACCTTCGTCAACGCCACGTCAGTGACCGAGCATGGCCGCAGGGTGTTGACCCGGGACGTGATGCCCATGGGGAACGATCCTGAGGTTCTCAACGTGGCTGAGTGGCTGTCGGCGCTGTTCGGGACCCAGCGGCTCCGTATCGAAGGGCTCAAGTTCAAACCGTTGAAAGATACGGCGCTGATGGCCTCCATGCTGGACCTGGATCTGCGTGACGCGGTCACCGTCCAGATGACCCCTCCTGGTGTTGACGCTCTCAGTCAACTGTCCGCGGTCGAGCATGTGCGTCATGAGATCCGCCCGCAGGACTGGACGACGGTCTGGTCGGTGATTCCGCTCACCGAGTTGGAGCAGCGGGAGTTCTGGATTCTCGGCACCTCCGAGCTCGACACCGAAACACGACTCGCATAGGAGCCCTTCATGGCATATTCCACCCCGCGCACGTGGGCTACCGACGAGGTTGTGACCGCCGCCCAAATGAACCAGGAAGTACGCGACAACCTGGATGCGGGGTTCCCTGACGAGGTGGAAGCTATCGATTGGACGCCCACGCTGGAAGCGTCCGCATCGAACCCTTCCACGTCGGCGGTGACAGGGCGCAGATGGCGTGTCGGACCTTTGCAGTTTGTGCTCGCCCGGTTCGTCCTGTCCACTGGCGGTTCCGGTGAGTACTTCGTCACGCTCCCTGTCGCCGCTTCGGGGATCACTGCCAACACGGGGGCGGGGTTGGGGCAGGCGATCGGCACGTTCCAAGCCCGTGACATCACCCCGGCGTGGATGCTGCAAGGCAACGTCCTACTGAAAACGGCTGACTCGGTTGTGTTTCATGCGTCGTCGGCTGAGGGGGCCGCCGGCGGCGGAACCGAGTCCGGGATTTTGCAGCACTCCGGCCCGCGGGCGTGGGGCTCCGGGGACGTGTTCTCGTTCATGGCGTTCTACCCGGTCGCATGAACACCAACACGCTTCGCCGCCTGAACTGGTTGTGGAAGCACCGTCACACCCACGACGACGACCCCGTCGTAGAGCAGCTGACAATCGTCGTCGGTGAGGTCCAGCAGCAGGTTGATTCGGTCGCGTTCGAAGACTGCTGCGGGAAACTGCTCGACGGTGCTCAGGGTTCGTTGGGGGCGTTCACGGAGGGCCTAGAACCCATCGACGCCGCCGGGGAGACAGTCACGTTCACCCTTCCTGCGTCGGTTGCTACCGGACATCAAATGTATTTGGCGTGCCACGGCACCACCGATGTGACCGCCCCGACCGGATGGTCAACGGTCGTCAACGAGGACGGGTTGGACGGGTCGAACAACTTCATGACCGCCATCTTCCGCAAAGTGGCCGAAGCGTCGGACACCCCGAGCTCTGAGCAGACGTTCGACGCGGGGGCGAACGCATCGGGGGCACGGGTCGGCTGGACATGTTGGGATCACTCGGCACCGTCCGGGGTGGACTATTCGACATCCACCCCGGACTTCGCAACGTCCGGCACGGCGAAGCAAGCTCCGGCGACTTCGCCGGGGATCGATCCGACCGCCGAGGGTGAGCATTGGGTGTTCGCGGTGGGGATGTGCGACACCACGACTGACGAGACGGCCCCGGCGGGGTACGCGTTCGGCAGCTCCGACCCGAGTGCCCACCGGACGATCCCGCATGTGGCGTACAGGAAGGTGACGTTCGGGGCGTCGGATGTGGAAACACCGGGGGACTGGGCGACCCAAGGTTGGGGGTTCACGCTGGCTTCCTTGGCGGAGGGTGATCCCACCGTCGCGGAGTTCGATCACACTCACACTGAGGACGAAGTGTCCGACATCGACACCCTGGCTCAGAAGGCCACCCCGGTTGACGCGGACCGGGTGAAGATCTACGACTCGGAAGATTCGGACACTTTCAAGTACGCCGATCTGGGGGACCTGCCCGGTGGCGGCGGGTCGTCGTCGCTGGACGATCTCACCGATGTGACGATCGACGGGACCCCAGCGGATAACGAAGTCCTGGCGTATGACGACGGCACATCCGAGTTCATCAACCAGACCGCGGCCGAAGCGGGACTGTCCGCGACAGGGCATACGCATACCGAGTCGGATGTGACCGACCTTGACCATTGGGTTGAGGCCGATCATGACGCGTTGGATCATACGGGGCTGACCGGGGTTGGTGGGGCGTCCGCGATAGATGACCTGTCGGATGTGGACACGACCACCGACGCTCCTACGACCGGGCAGGTGTTGAAATGGGACGGGTCGAACTGGGTTCCCGACGACGACGATGTCGGATCGGGCTCTCTCCCAACCCCGGCCACGAAGGGTGATCTTGCCGTCTGGGACGGGGACTCCTGGGAGATTCTCGCAGCCGGAACGAACGGGCATGCGGTCGTCGCTGATTCCGGTGAGGCGCTGGGCTTGAAGTATGCGTCTGTTGGTGGCGGTTCTTCGGGGGACTATCTCGACACGAAAGCATCACCCGACGACCCACCCGACGACGAGTTCGACGACACGACCGGCATGTCCGGATCTACGAACGGCCTCGACGCGAAGTGGACGGCGGTTGCTGGCTCGTCGGGCACGGTGTCGTTCCTCGAAACGGGGAACGTGTCGGAATACGACCTGGCCACCCGCGATGGGTCCCTGCTGCTGCAGGTTGGGAACAACGGTTCGCAGGTGGTGTCGTTGCGGCAGGACTTCACGCTGGCCGATACGAAGTCGATCGTGGCAAAAGTACGGCCGGGACTGCTGTTGCCCGGACAGCCGGGCTTCAACACCTCCCAGCAATACCGGTTCGGGATGTTCGTCAACGACGATAACACCGGATTCACCGCCGGCAACGAGTGGGGTGTCCTGTTCCAGTCCCGTACGAGTGCTTGGCGTCTTATCTCCTGGGCGGACGGTGGGACGGTAGTGAAGGGAACGGGTGACTCGGCCGGGATAGTCACCAGTAGTGCCACCTATCTGAGGATCACCCGGTCGGGAAGCGTCTACTACGCGCACGTCTCGTTCGACGGTCGGGTGTGGTGGTCCCTCGGGTCGACCGACCTGGGAGCGAACATCGCCGACAACGTGTGGCTGTTCGCCGACAACCTGAGCGCTGTGACCAGTGAACCGGTACCCATCCACGAGGTGGAATGGTTCCGGCTCGGCACCAACGCCCTCGACCCGTGGTAGGCCAGAAGATCCTCGCCGGACTGGTCCTCGTCGTCGCCCGGCCGCCTCCGCTAGCCAGGAGACTTCTATGCCCAACGATTTCCCCTGGCTGCCCGCGTCCGAAAGGAGCCGAACATGGACTGGCAGATAGCCCTCAACGTCGTCGGCTTCATCGGCCTCGGCCTCAACCGGCACGCCCTAAAAGGTCAGGAGACACTCGATGCCCCCTGACTTCCCATGCTGACCGTCGCCGTGAAGGTCGGCCAGCTCGTATCCAACGGTCTCATCGGTGCAGGCGTCGTCGTCGTCGCCCAAGCGTCCGCAGTGTCGGACATCGACCGGATCATCGGCGGCTCGGTGATCCTCGGTTCCGGACTGCTCGCCCTCCGGATGATCCTCAAGGCCGCCCGCCACGAACGCGAGTCGGCGGCGACCATCCAGAAGGCCCTCGTTGACCGGGTCGCCGACCTTGAAGCAGACCTGGTCGACGCCCGCATCCGCGAGGCGGAACTCCAGGAGAAGTACGACAGCGAACGTGCCCTCCGGATCAGCCTCGAACGTGCCGGAGTCGCAAACCGGCGACACGACGACCTGCCCGCCTCTGACGACATCGACGGCACCGCCGTCTGACATGCGCGCGATCGCGCGCATCACGTACGCAACGAAGGAGGCTCCATCATGGAGATGCTCACTGGAATCATCATCGTCTCGACCGGTGTGAAGCTGGTCATCGACAAGCTCCGCAAATGGCTGCCCCGCCTCGACGGGGACCTCGTCAACCTTGGCGCCCTGGGCCTCGGCTACGCCGCCACCTACCTGCCCGACGTCGTCACTCTCGACTCCGGATCGTGGACGGAGCGCATGTCAGCGGCGATCTTCATCACCGGCACGTCCGCCCTGTTCGCGCAGGCGACGAAGAAGACCGAACCGATGGGCGTCTGATGACAGTCGTCTCACCCGCCGAATGGGGCGCACGCCTCACATATGATGCTCGGCCTCCGATCAGCACACCCCGCGAGCGGATCGCCCTGCACTACAACGGTGGGCCGATCGCCTCCTACGACAAGGGCCGCAGATTCGAAGAGGCCGCCCTCCGCGCCATCGAGAAATGGCATATCGAGGGGAACGGCTGGACGACAGGCATCGGCTACGGGTTCGCCGCCGGCCATTCCGGCACAACCTACCGGCTGCGCGGCTGGTCATCATTGGCCGCGCACAAAGGCGACTACGACCGTGACGGCGTCGCAGAGAACTTGGAGACCCAGGCGATCCTCCTGATCCTCGGCGGCACCCAGACAATGTCTGAGCCGATGAAACGGTCGGTGGCGGAGCTGCGTCTCGACTTCGAACAGAACCAGGGGCGGGAGCTGGTTCTGATCGGCCATCAGGAGATCGCCCAGCAGGGCACCGGCACCGCCACCCAATGCCCCGGCGCCGGCGTCATGGAGTATGTGCGGGCGAACCGGCGGCTCGGCAGCATCCCGGCCGGTGAACCGATCATGGGACAGGCGACCACCACGGCCGCCGACGCCGTCATGTGGGCGTCCGGGAAAGGCTCCGCCCAGATCTTCGTCGACGTGATCCCGATCTACTACGACGTGTTCCCCGTCTACGGGGTACGTCCCGAAGTCGGCGCCGTGCAGGCGTTCTGGGAGACGGGTGGCGGCCGCTTCGGCCGGGCGGTCACCCCGGGCCATCACAACTGGTGCGGGCTCAAAGTGACGGACCCGACCGGCGCAGACGACGACCCTGACTCTCACGCCCGGTTCCCCACCGACCGGCATGGGATCATCGCCCACGCCGAACACCTTCGCCTCTACGCTTCGAAGCCCACGCCCGGCGCGATCGATCCCCGCCACTTCCCATGGCTGGCAGGTACCGCACCCACCGTCCGCAGCCTCGGCGGCAAGTGGGCGCCATCAGCCACCTACGGGGAACGGCTCGAGCAGCTGCTCCGCGAGCTGACGACCGGTGCGGATTTGTGGCCGGCGGGGCTCGAACCGCACTTCCGCCAGTCGTGGCAGTGGGCGAAAGAGAAGGGGATCGTCTCGGACTCGTCGATGCCTGACGCCGCCGTGTCGGACGAGCGGCTGATGGAGTTCCTTCACCGGGCGCTCACATGAGCGAGCTGTTCGCAGTCGACTATCCGATGTCGGTTGATAACCGACTATCCGACAGGAGGTGCGGCATGTACGCCTGGCTTCCGTGGCTGATCGGCGGCACCGTGATCGTCGTGATCTCCCTGCTCGTACTGTTGCCACGCTTGTGGGGTGGTGACGACCCGCCCGGCTAGCCTGGATCGTGAGGGCTGAGCCGTTCCTGCGAGTACATACGGGGTAGGTCTTCCCTTGGCCCCTCGGTTCTCCTTCGGGAGGATCGGGGGGCTTTTCCTATTGCCGTCAGCACGATGACCGCCGCCGCGAAATGAACCTGCCCCAAGTCCGTCAATCCCAACCACACCGAGAAGTCGTTCCACAGCCAGAACGGAACAGCAGCCAACACCCACCACCGTCGCTGTGTCAGCGCCCACGCCGCCGCGGGGAACAGCACAAGATGATATCCGGGCCACGACACAGGAGGGACGAGCGCCGCAGCGACCGCGGCCAAACTCATCCCATGATCGTATGAGGTCCGGCGGGAACGCCACGCCATCACCACTCCGAACATGATCGCAGGGATATACCCGAGGAACCGGGCTATCGACGTGGTGCCCGGATGATCGAGAAACGCGCCACCATTCTCAACCAGATCCGCCACCCCACTATCCGGTACCAGCATGAGTCCCGCCACCGTGAGCACGCCGACAGTACTAACCGTCGTCCGCCACCGTTTCACAGGGAACGCGAAGATCATCGGGTACATTCGTAGCGCGGCGGCCGCCCCCACCAACACACCCGATCGTCTCGCCCACGCCACACAGACCAGCACAGCGACCACGGATGCCATGTTCCCCGACACCACTGCCACACGAAGCGGGAAGGAGGCTGCGACCAGCACCGAAAGCACGGGCAGCCATATCAACCTCAACTCCAACAGACGCCGGCATAGCCAGGCGACAGTTACAGCAGCCGCCACCCCCGCTGCCCGCGAGATAAGAATCGGGTCGATCCACGCGAGCGGCATCTGCAACAGCCAGGCGGACGGCGGACGTGGAACCACACCGTATTTGTAGGGGTTTCCGCCGTTGATGATTATTTGCGCGTAGGTGGCGTCCGCGGCGAAGTCGAGCCGTCCTATCGGGATTCGCCATACGATGACCGTTGCCAGTCTCACCGCAACCGCCCACATCAAAAGACGCTTCATTAGTCCTCGTAGTTGATTGCGTAGACCGCGTTCACCAGGCGGGTCACGTTCTTGCGGGTATAACGTTTCGTTGTGTCCGGCCTCGTATGCCCCGCGAATGCTTGCGCCGCGAGTAAATCACCGGTCCGATCGTAGACCTCTGTGATAGCCGTGTGCCGAAGCTCATGAGTGGTGATCCGCGGTATCCCCGCTTCCTCCGCCACCTTCATACACCACTTCCAGACGGTGCCCTGAGTGACATGGACCCGTCCGGCGTGACCGGGAAAAACGAAGTCGCCGCGCCGTCGAACATACCGAAGGTCATCAAGGAGCGTCGGATGGACGGGTAGTTCCCGTGTCCGGTCGCCTTTGCCGATCGCCGTGTACCAGCTCATCTCCCGATCGAAGCGGGACCACTGCGCCGACGCTATCTCTGTGACCCTCAACCCGAGGTAAAGCCCGAACATGACGGCGGTCCCTTCCGGCACCCAGTATCGGGCCGTCTTGTGCAGGAGTGTCGCCCGTTCGCGTTCGAGTGCTCTGCTCCTTCCCTGCGGCTGGGTGGGGACTGGGATCGCGCCGAGAGGTGCGTCGATCCCCTTCATCCGATAGAAGTATTTGAGGGCGGACCTCAACTGGCCGCGAACCGTGTGGGACTTGTGGAACGCCTCGGCCATCTCCTTCATCGTTTCGGCGTTGAGGGTGGCGAGATGTAGCCCCCGCTGGTCGCACCAGGCTTCCGCTTGGCGCAGTCGCATCTCGTAGTTGCGGATCGTGTTGTCGGTGCGGGTGTGGGCGATCAGGAAATTCCGGTATTCCCCCATCCACACAGGATGAACCGACATGTAGTCGAGTCGATGGGCCTCTGGTACTAGATCCGCGTACCCGTTCAGGCGGGGGCCTTTGCTGGCAATCTGATGTGGGTTTCGGCTGCGTTCCGTGTCCGTGTGCGCACCAGGAGATGCCAGTGCGGACCGAGCGCACAGTCGCAGTCGGCGTAGACCTCCCAGATGCGGCCCTGCTGTTCCATCTTGTATTCGACGCCGTTGATGCGGTAGATGCTGGCGGTCATACCGCCACCTTGATGGGGAGTGTTTCGGCTTGTAGACCGGTCCAGTAGTCTGGATTCGGTAGGTGCATCATGTCGTCACGTTGGAGCCATCCGGCTGTGACGAGGGCGTTGTCGGGGTGGTCGCGGGGGAGCGGGGCGGGGTAGGAATTCAGATAAAGCGGCTTATCTGCACTCAGGTCGCGAAGACCCCGTGCCTCCTTCTCGACGGCGACGATCTGATGGATCGGCTCGTTGAGCCAGTTGTAGTCGGTGCCGGTGGCGAGGGCGATGGCAGCTAGCAGGCGGCCCTCAGCGTCGCGGTCGGCCGATTCGACGCGACTGATGATGCTGCGGCTGATCCCATTGTGGTTCAGGATGCTCGCACACTGCACGGCGAGTTCCGTCTGGCTCATGCTTGCGCCCGCTCGGGCCATTTTGACCCGCCGCGCTACTTCGGGGTTCCCCGGTATGCCTTCCCGTTTCATGGCGTTCCTCTCTGCTCGATGCTACGTGGCAATGTGGAATATACGCACCTTGCGCACCACGTGTCAAGCGGTCTCGTCAGTCACGAGCAAGATGCTTGACAGTGCGTCGCTTGCGCATTACGGTGCATTCCCATGGCTGGAACATCACAACGGGATATGGCCGACGTCATCTTCAGAACCAGAGGACCCGGCTACCCCATCCTCTCCTTCATCGCACACAAGCGAGACGAAGACCCCCCGGCCTCCTGGAAAGACATCGCAGACGCAATCGCAGAGATCACCGACGGCGCCGTCGAGGTAGGCCGCGACACGATCCGCCGCTGGCACGAAGCGGCCCTCGAGGCCGTCGCGTGAGCATCGATCCTCGCATTCTGGAAGCGCGTAAGAACCCCCGCCGCACACAGAAGCGGTGCTCTGAGTGCCGCCAAACAAAGACGCTCGACGGGTACCACCTGGGCAGCTCGACGATCGACGGTCGGTCGAACAGATGCAAAGAGTGCGCCACCGCTGCGGCCACGGCATGGAGGTTGGCCGAGGCGCCGCGCTCCAAACTGCCTGTGAGCGCCAAGACGTGCCCCGCGTGCTGCGTGGAGCGGAGTGCGTCGCAATATCGCAAGTCTCGGCATCGGCCCGACGGGCTCCAGACATATTGCAACGAGTGCCAAGACCGCCTCGCGGCCGGAGAGACCGTCGTGGACATCCGCCGCAGTCGAGGGCTGCCCACCATTCGACCGAGAAGGGTGTTCTCGCTGCGCAGGGAGGCCGTCGCGTGAGCTTCCTATACCGCATCGATCTGATCGTCCGCCTGTCCGAATGGTGGGCCGACCGTCGCCTCGCCCGGAGTCTCCCATGGTTGATGTGAGAGTCCGTCCACGCCGAACCGCCTGTCCGCACCCACTGCTCCTGCTGCGGCTCCCGCCTCTTCGATGTGGGCGGGATGGTCGCATGCCGGAACTGTGACACCCCCATGCCGGGGCTTCCACCGTCGGACCGTCAGGTCGCGCGATGATCCGCACTGTTTGGGAGCAGACCGACGTTCCCGGCGTCTGGGTGAACGCGGGCGTCGCCTTCGACTTCCCGGCAGCCGACTGGCGGACCGTCATCCTCGTGTTCGCCGCCGCCTGGGGCGTGTCGTGGGCTGTGCTGATAGCTACGGGGCGCGCATGATCTGGCTGCTGCTCTATCTGACTGTGGTCGCCGTGATCCTCGTCGCCAACCACGGAGCCCACCGATGAACCGGCAACGCTGGGCGGGGCCCATTCTCGCAGGGCTGATCGGGCTCAGCGTCGGTGTCTTCGCCGCGGCGCTCGGTTGGCCTCTTATCGCCAGCCTGTCGATGAGTGTGGCCCTCGTTTTTACTGCCGCTCTGGCGGGGTGGTGGAGCGAATGGTGGGACGCCCGATGAGCCGTTTCTCCACCGACATGCAGATCGTCGGCCTCGTCCTGGTCGTCTGCTGGCTCGTCTTCTACCTGGGCCCCGTGTTTCTGAAGGCGCTGATCGATCCGTACGCCGACGACTTCGACGACGTCGACGGGCTGGCGAAGCGTGACAGGTTTCCCGACCGGCAGAACCTCCACCCACGGTCGGGAGGGGAGAGGCCGGGCTGACCGATCCTGGCAACCAACAGTCCTGGTCTCTCCCCAGACACAACGAAAACCAGCGGCATCGACCCCGAGTTAGGACGCCGATGCCGCCGATACGGAAGGAACAATACAATGAGATTCACTGTCGACCGGGACACCCCTCCGGGTGCCCCATATCAGGTGGGCCGAGCCTATTCGGCGTCTGAGAACCGGATCGAGGTGTGCCCGGTTTGTGAACGGTCCGCCCATACGACCGTCGAGACGAAAGCGGACCGGGGTCGCCGGTTCGTGGACTGTCAGGGCGAGCCGATCGACATGGCCGGAGTGCGGACATGAGCGACTACAAGCATTGGCTCCGCACGTTCGACCATGACGACGAGGAGAAGGCTGCGACCGACGCGCTCGACGATCTCGGGCGTCTCAACCAGGTGGCTCGTTCTCTGCTGTTGCCGATCCTCGCGGAGGCGATCCTCATGGTCCGCCGTGACGATGCTCGGACGGTGGAACGCCAATTCGACCTGTCCAGAGTGTTCTCGGGTGAAACCACACTCGACCAGCGGGCTACCCGGCTGTCACAGTCGTTCGTGCTGGGCGACGGTCGTCGGGTGACGTGGGACGAGGCCACCGAAGAGGACCATCGGGCTCGCATCGAATACTTGTCGGTTCATGTTCGTGGCGTGCTGGAAACCATTTCACGTCATGAGGAGGCCATCGGACTGATCCGGGAGCACGGTGTTTCGTGTCTGGGTGAGATCGAGGTGGCAGCGTGACCGCCCAGCCGTACCGCCAGCCCGAAGTCGTGACGGAAGCCACCGGGCGAACGGCTGGCGGTACTGACCATTCCCCCGAGTCCGAGCGCCAGCCGACAGCCAAACGACTTCCGGCTCGGGGGGACTTTCTTGACTTGCGCATATGGGCCGAGTCGTACGCGGACGTCCAACAGAACCGGATTGCTCTCGTGAACCGGATGGAGCGGGGCGGCATCGACGGCGACCTCCTCGCAGGACACAGGGCCATGCTCGAAGCGTCGGAGAACGCGTTCCGTCTGTCAATGGTCCGCTCCTACCGGCGCACCGTCCGCCAGTCCATGCCCGACGTGGAAGCCTGGCAGAAAGGGTCGTTTGGGATCGGTGAGCATCTGCTCGCCCGTCTGCTCGGCACCCTCGGCCATCCGGTCATCGCCACCCCGTATGCGTGGATGGACGACGCCCTCGACGGCCACGTCTGCATCCCTGAGCGGTGCGGTAAACGGCACCTCGTAGCGTTCGAGCCGTACCGTCGCACCCTCCGCCAACTCTGGTCCTACTGCGGTCACGGCGCTCCTGTCCGTCGCCGCAAGGGGATGAGCCAAGAGGATGCGTTCGGTTTGGGTTCTCCCCGATGCAAGATGCTGGTGCATTTGCTCGCTGAGGGAACCATCAAATGTGGCCCCCAGCCCATTTCGGACCCGACAGCCATGAGGGCCGCGGCTGGGGCCACCCTTCCCCCGAAGCCCTGGCCCTTGTCGATAGCCAAAGAGAACGCGGCTTCGGGGGATTCTTCCCCGCCCAAAACCCCATCGGAAGCCATACGGGTTACGGCGGGTTCCGGTAGCGGCGCAAGCTCCATTGCCGTCGCGACGGCCGCTGCACGTTCGGGCAAGTACCGCTACCGGAACATCTACGACCGACGCCGTGAGGCCACCGTTGATCGGGAATGGACCCCCGGCCACTCCCATGCAGACGCCCTCCGCATCGTCGGCAAGGAGATCCTTCGTGACCTGTGGCAGACCGCAGGGGGTGGCGCATGAAGCCGCAGACAGACCAGGTCTTGAGGCTGGTGTCCCGCCGTGAGGGCGCCTGCATGGACTCGTTCGTTCACGCGCGCATCCTCCGCTATTCGGCGCGTATCCACGAACTCCGCGAGACCGGATATCTGATCGGAGAGTCACCGTGTGACCGGACCGACCATAAGGGCCATCCCAGTTACCGGCTGGTCGCTTCACCACCGGAGAACCTCCTCGAAATGATCGAGGTATCCGCGTGAGCTGCCATACGGACGATCCGCTCCGCGACCTGGCCGTCCTCGTCCAACGGCTCGCCCTCTCCCTCGGCTACGAGCGGACCGCCGAAGAGGCCGGACACATCATCGACAGTCTCGACGGCCCGTCGGAGTACGCCGAGGCACCGTTCGGTGCGGACCTCGAAGCCGAAGCCGGCCGAGAACGTGCCATGGAGCGTGCCCCGTGACCACCGAACAACTGTTCGAACTGGTACGCGACGCCTACTCGTCGGCCATGTGGGATGAAGACTTCCCGGCCCTCGCAGACCTCGACGACATGACCATCGACGATCTGGACGGCCTGCTCGGCCAGCTGCTGGTGCTCCGTCAGACAGTGGACCGGTTGAAGCGTCAGACTGAGACGGCGGTCGCCCGACTCCTCGGGGAGGGTGGCGCCGCCCGGGTCGGTGACGTCGTCTACCGGTATAAGCCGAAGAACTCTCAACGTGTGGTCGACCCTGACGGTCTGATCGGCTGGCTGGGTGCGGACTGGCATCACGTTGTCCCTGTCACCCGGTCCACCACGCTGCGACGTGGCGGACTGAAGGCGGTGTGTGAGCAGCGGGGCGTCGAAGTGGCAACCGTCGAGGACACGTTCCTCGAATGGGAGACGGGCGACCCGACAGTAGATCGGATGGCGCTCGACAGGGCGCCGAAGTTCCTCCAGGCACTCACCGACGGGGAGATCATCCGGAAGGGGGCAGCGTGACAGATATCGCGCGACCGGTCGGCGTGCATCAGGCGCTTGCAGCGGTCGCCGCCGACCTGGGCGGCATCGACAAGTCGGAACGGAACACAGAACAGAACTTCAACTTCCGCAGCATCGACGCGATCGCCGGAGCCATCCGCCCCCTGTTCGGCAAGCACGGTCTGTCCGTCACCCCCTACGTCGAGGACGTCACATACACCGAGGTCGAATCGAAGAGAGGCACGAAAGGCTACCGGTGTGTTGCTTGGGTTCGCTATCAGATCCGCCATGAGGACGGGTCCGCCGTCGAAGCCCGCATGGTGGGTGAGGCCGTCGACTACGGGGACAAGTCCACGTCGAAGGCTGTGCAGATGGCCTACAAGTACATGCTCACCGAACTGTGCATCGTCGGTGCCGGCGACCGGGACCCTGACGGGCACACCGTCGAAGAGATGGGACGGGGCGAGCCCCTCTCCGAGCTCGAGATCGCGGAGCGGGCCACCAACAAGCTGAAAGGCGACATTCTCGAGATAGTCGGGGACAGGAAACGGGCGGTGAAGGCGTATCGGGATGCGGTGTCGTCGCTTGGCCTGGACCCGGACGAGCCGGTGCCCGGCGAAGAGCATGAGCGGGTGCTGGCCATCGTCCAGGCACTCGAAGAACCTGCCGTCGACGCCACCGATGTCGCCGGTCTTCCGCTCGACGACGCCGACAACGCACCGTTCGAGGAGCCGCAATGACCGAACCCGTCACGGCGACCGGTGCTGTCTGGCTGGACCGGCTCACCTACCCGTACTGGTGGCTCCTTGAAGTGTGGTCGACGCTCCGGTTGGATCGGGTTCTCGGCATTTCGGGGCCGTGGTGGACCCGCCGTGCTAAGCGTCGCGCCTTGTGGGATGCGGTCGCATGGTGGGACCAATGATGGACCCGCTCAACATTCTCGCCGACCTGTATCAGACGACCCCCGACCGCATCCTGACCGTCCGTAACGGCCATCCGGAGACTGATGCCCGTCAAGTCCTGTTCTGGTATTTGCACTGTTGGCAGGGCATCCAGATTAAGGAACTGGCCCGCCGGTTCCCGTGGACGGAAACGACGATCGGCTACGGGGTGCGCCGGGTGAACAAGTCGCTTCCGCACAATCCGGAGCTGCGGGGCGTCTGTCTGGCGTTGTTGGAGTTGCGGATGGTGGCCGCATGACCGTCCCTGTCACCTACTGCCGTAGCCGAACCTGCGGCGCCCGCATCCAGTGGTACCGGTCGTCCCGGGGCAAGCCGATACCCGTCAAGCCAAGTCCGAATGGGAACATCCGGATCGATGCGGACCTGTTGGGGGAGCCGGTGGCGGTGGTCGTGTCGGATGGGACCGGGGATCGTCTCGCCCATTGGGTGACCTGCCCGGACGCCGACAAGTGGCGGAAGCGGGGCGGGTGATGTGGTACTACATGCCCTCCACCTTTGCAGCGGATACGGCGGGTTCGAGCTCGCCCTACGACTCGCCAGTGTGCCGGTACGAACCGTGGCTCACGTTGAGCGGGACAGCCACGCAGCGGCCACTCTCGTCGCGCGTATGGAAGACCAGGCCTTGGATCGGGCGCCTGTCTGGTCTGACATCGAGACCTTCGACGGTGGCCCGTGGCATGGCCGAGTGGATCTTGTCACTGCCGGCTTTCCCTGCCCCGACTTCTCCTCGGCCGGACGGCGAGCCGGGGTTCACGGTGACCACTGGCTTTGGCCCGAATGTGCCCGTGTCGTCGGCGAGGTGGCACCCCGACTCATCTTCTTGGAGAACGTCCCCGGACTTGTTCGGCTCGGAGGTCTTACCCGAGTTCTCAGTGACCTTGCCCGCCTCGGGTTCGATGCGGAGTGGGGTTTGTTATCCGCGGCCGCCGTTGGCGCCACCCACCAGCGCGAACGGTTCTGGCTGCTGGCCTACGCCGATCAGCGGGGATGCGAAACAGAACAGCAACTCTCAGGACGCGTTGGACCGGGGCTTCAAGGGGACGTTGACGGATCGGGCGGTCCGCATGTGGGGAACACCAGCAGCGAAGGACGATCAACGGTCACCGGAAGCGTCGGCAGCGGCGAAGGAGCGGTTCGGTCGTCAGGCAGTGACCTCGTTGACAGTGCAGGCGAAGCTCTGGGCAACACCGACAGCAAGGGACGAACGCTCAGCCGACGTGGCGGGGCACGGCCGGCACTCACCAGGCAATCCGATCCTGGCCGAAATCTGGTCTGGCCACCACTCCCCGCCGACATCGAAGGGTGGGCGCACTGGATCAGCGAAGGCGGACCTGAACCCCAGATTCGTCGCAGCACTGATGGGCGTCCCCTGGGATTGGCTGACGCCCTGCACCTCGGTGGGAACGGGCTCGTACCGCGTGTGGCTGCGGAGGCATTCGCCGAACTGGCGGTTCGTCTTGGCATTGGGGAGCGGCTGATGTCCGGATCGAGGCCCTGATGGACCTGTCGAAGCAAGCTCAGATAGACCGCGCGACCTCCCGGTCTCGTCGTATCTGCCCGGACACGGGGAAGGCGCGGAAGGATTGCGTCTGCTGGTCATGCCGGAACAGCCGGAACAGTCGGAGGGGGAAGGCGGGGCAGCGGCAGGCCCGCACCGCGTTGCGTCTCGCCCCGGAACAGTTCAGGAGCCGGGAAGGCAACGAGGAAGCCTGGCGGGCTCGAGTTCGGGTCGAGGTCAAGTCGGGCGCCCAAGTCGGGCCGATAGCCACCAGGTATGTGGAGGCGCGTAACCAGTCCGACGCTCACCGGGCGATAGGAGACCTGCGTCCGTTCATCTTCGCCGTGGTCCCTGACGGTTCTGACGAGCTGCTGGTCATCGCCAAGAGGGATCTGTACGCGGTGGTTGAGGCCCTCGTCGAAGAATGGGGAGGGACGGCGTGAGCCACGCCCGCTATCTGGTCGGTGACGTGTTCGACCGTATGGCCGAACTCCCCGACGGGTCCGTGGATCTGATCTTGACATCCCCGCCGTTCCTGGCGTTGCGCTCCTACCTGCCCGCGGACCATCCCGACAAGTCCAAGGAGATCGGTTCGGAGGCGACCCCAGCCGAGTTCGTGGACACGCTGCTGAGGCTGACGGCGGAGTGGCGGCGACTCTTGGCTCCGCATGGTTCGTTGTGTATTGAGCTGGGGGACACGTATTCGGGGTCGGGCGGTGCGGGCGGTGATTACGGCCCCGAGGGCCTCCGCGAAGGCCAACCACGATTCCGTCAGATGCCGCCAAACACAGCCCACCGCTTGCATGATGATGGGTCGCTGAAGACGGACGCGGAGACTCGGCGCAACGAGTCGAAGAACGGTGGCCACGTCACGCCGTGGACTGGCGGGCCCGGCTGGCCGATGGCCAAGTCTCTCGCCCTCGTACCCGAGGCGTACCGGTTCGCCCTCGCCTACGGCATCAACCCACACACCGGACAAGAGTCCCCCGCCGGACGTTGGCGGGTCCGGAATGTGATCCGCTGGGTGCGGCCGAACCCTCCGGTGGGAGCGTTGGGTGACAAGTTCCGTCCTGCCACTTCGGAGATGGTCGTCGCGTGTGTTTCGGGGAGCCGGTATTTCGACCTCGACTCAGTTCGGGAGCCGTGGTCAGCAAACTTGCACAGTGGAGGAGGCGTCCATAAGAAGGTGGCTGGCGTCGGACCTGGGCGAACACAGGCGGATGCCGATCGCTGGGGGGCATCACTAACAGAGAAGATCGACACGAATGGCGGCGCTCCCCCTCTTGACTGGTGGAAACTCTCACCAGGCGGCTACCCCGGCAGCCACTACGCCGTCTGGCCTGCCGAACTGTGTGTGAAGCCGATCAAGGCGATGTCACCGGAACGGGTCTGCATCCCCTGCGGCATGCCCTACCCCGCCGCAGCCGATCGATGCCCATCCGGACATCACACCGACCACTCCCGCCCCGGACTCGTACTCGATCCGTTCGCCGGATCAGGCACCACCCTCGCCGTAGCCACCGGACACGGCCGCGACGCCATAGGCATCGACCTCGACTCGCGTAACGCCGACCTTGCTCGCGAGCGCATCGGCGAGTTCCTCGAGGTCGTCGCATGACTTGGAAGACCGATACTCGCAGTCTTCGCACGTTCGGCCCGTACACCCTGCATTCGGAGCGTGACGGGCAGGAGACGGCGCATCTGGTCGCCTTCCCTGACGGCCGGGAGGTTCGTGTAGTCCCGGACGGCCGGAACAGTGGGCAGAAGCGATCTCGGGTCACGTCAGAAGCTCTCGCAGCGATATGCGAGCAGGTAGGGGGCGTGGAGCACGCATCCGAGCTGGCCCGCGACGGGATCGGCCCGATCATGGACCCGGTCGCCTACCTGGTCGGCTGCTTCGCGGTCGCCGGACTGACCTGGGAGCTGGTCCTCCCGGAGGTGACGATCGAGGAGTGGCTGGACGGCTGGTTCGACTGGCCCGGCGATCGGTTGTCGTTTGACACGCGCGACATGTCGCGCGCCCTGCTTTACGACCTGGACACGGCTGGCTGGCGGATCGTCCGGAAGGAGGCGATGTGAGTACCGACGCGGTCGCCCTTGTGAAGTCCCGTCGGGTCGGGTCGGCGGCGACGAAGGCGATCCTGTTCGTGCTCGCCGACTACGCCGACTCGGAATGGTCGAGCTTCGCATCACAGAAGCGGATCGCAGCTGAGGCGGAGGTCGGGGAGCGGACGGTCCGTCGCACACTGGCCGATCTGGAGTCGAAGGGGATTCTGCGGAGGGAACGTCGGCATCGGTCGGATGGAACTCGCACGTCGGACCGGCTGCTGCTCGTCCAATCAGCACTAAAACGACTACCGGCCGCTCTGGCCGCTGGCGATTCGGAAGGCGACTACCGGCCACACAGGCCGAACCTACCGGCCACTGTGACCGCGACTACCGGCCACAGCTTGGCCGCGCATGAACCGTCAGTGGAACCATCAGGAGAACCCTTACGCGTCAGAGATGGTTCTGGTGTTCACGGCATAGGGGGGGTCCGGGGGGGGAATGCCGAATTCGACCGGACCATCCGGACTGTCGCTGAGGAGATCGCAGACCGTCGAATCGCCGAGGGCTACGACGTGAGAAAGCGGGAGGGCTACATCCGGGGTCTGATGAAATCCCCGGAGGTGCGGAATGAGGCGATAAAACGTAGCCGGGCTCCGGCGAACGTCCTGGAGCTGTTGGAGGGTATCGGACGTATCGATGAAGCGAGGGAAGCATGAAAGTCCGAGAGCGTTTCGCACGATGGCTGTGGCCGTCCGTCTTCGCCCAGCGCGGCATCTTGCGCACCAAGTACGACCACGCATGGCAAGACCATCTCGCCCGCTGCAACTGCCACGACTCCTGGGATCAGTGTCCGTGCCTGAGCATCGGCCACGACTGGAATCCGAGACAGATGATCGCGAACTGCGCCAATCGCTGCTGCCGGTGGTGTTCTCCTGGTGAGTCCCGGACGATCAATGAAGCGAGGGAAGCATGAGCCGGCTGATGTCTGTCGCACTCACCGAACAGGCCGTCCGCGATCGTCGCAAGACGGTGACCCGTCGTCTCGGCTGGAAGTTCCTCGCATCCGGGGATCGGCTGACCTTGTGTCGGAAGGTGCGGGGCCGTAAACCGGGTGAGCCGATCGAGCAGGCCGCGCGATGAGCGTCTGTGTGGAGAAGGATTGCCGCCGCCCCGTCTGGGACCCGTCGGGGAATCCGAAATCGAAATCGAAGCATTGCATCGATCATCACCCTTCCGGCCTGTCTGGTCCTTCGCTGGCGGTCCAATTGCAGAAGGCCCGTGACGCCATCGGCGATCTCGAAGCCGAACTACGCGCGACTCGTGCGGTGGTGGTGACGGAACGGATGGAGAAGAACACCGCCGACTTCACGAGGCTCGAGTCCGTGGCGCGAGCCTTGTTGGATGCCCACGACGTGGAGCATGCCTTGACGGGTGCTGCGGTCGGTGGGACTGACGGGAGGCCGACGGTGCGGCGCCGTAACGACTATCCGCAGCCCGGTTCGTCGACTGCGGGGGCACGGCGTGCGGCGAGGGATTTGCGTAAGAGCCTGGATGGGGCGGTGCAGGCGTTTGAGGCGGCGAAGCAGCGGGAATGGCGGCGGGCTGTCGGCGATGAGCAGCCTCCGAAACTGAAATGCGGGATCCGCGGCTGTGCGGCGAGGGGTGTGGAGGTGCCGGCGTGGCGGTTTGTTCGTGGAGGCCGTCGCATCGTGAAATCCCATTGTGAGGCGTGCGGTACGGCGTTGACGGGTGCGGAGAAGAGCGAGGAGACCGCGTGAGCGTCGAGATCATCTGCGGTCCATCTGACGACGACATGGTGTGTCCCATGTGTGACGGGAACAACCGAGGGAAGCATCGAATGGACGCCTGCGATTTGTGTGCCGGTGAAGGGACCCTCGGCCTGTTCAGTGGACTGTTCCGAGCTTTGGATCAAGCAAGGGTTCCTGTAGAGGGTGAGGGGAAGTCATGAAGGTCTTGCATCCTGACGCGGTGGGCATGTCGGCGTTCCGTGCCTTGAAGAACGGCACCGGACGCCAATACTCGGCCGTCGAGTTCACCCGCGGATGGGCCGGTTGCGAGCATCAGCTTCGCGTGTTCCGCAAGCTGGGAATGGTTGACGAGGCCAACGACGGATATGCAGTGCTCGACATTCTCGACGCGGAGGGCGACATCGTTCAGGACTTCAACGTGAAAGACGCGCGGTCGTGGCGGTATGTGAAGCGGGTGCTCGGGCTGGCTGTAGAGGGGTGAGGGGAACTAGATGGATGATCCGACCAAGAATCTGATAACCGCGGCATACCACGACGGGCTGCTTTGATCGAGAGGCGAGCCTGATGGCAGAGCTTCGAGAAGTGCGACAAGAGCTGCGTCGAGCGCGGGCTGCGGTACATCGGGAATTGGACGATCTGCGGGCTGTAGAGGGTGAGGCGAAATAGATGAGGCTCGGCAAATGGCGAATATGGCACGGAGGTTTCCGAGACACTGGCACCTACGACCGGACGATCATCGGGCGAGACCACGACTTCCTGTGGATGCACCGTTGGGACGCTGCTGCCCCGCTGACTGTGATGTGGTGTGGTCCAAGAGGCGTTATGGGTCGGGCGATTTGGCCGCGAGACAGAGCGCGGCGGGCGGTAGAGGGTGAGGGGCGATGAGAGCAGAACTGTGTTTGCCGTATCACACGACGGAATCGGGGCTTGGGCTGACGTACCCGTATCGGTTCCTTTCCGACACCGACCTGCGTGGGATGGCCGACGAACTGTTCCCGATCCTGTTGGCGTGCGGGGAGTGTGAGAGAAGCGGGTGGGCCGATAAGGGTGAGCTGATCGAGAAGGTTCGTGCTGCGAACACTGGCAAGCGAGTCGCTGTGGCTGGTGCGGAATGCCCGTCCTGTGGGGGCTCAGGTCACGATCCGAAGGTTCGGGTGATGCTGTTCCGGGCATTGGACTTCGATCTCGCTTCTGACGCCGAGTTCGACGCGATCGCCCGCCAGAAGGGCTACGTGCGGCTCGACGTGGACGTGGAGGCGCTGCGAGACGCGGTTGACGATTATGAAGGCTGGGAAACGCTCGACGGCGACGATCAGGCGCTAATGGTTGCTCTTGCCACGGTCTACCTCAACGCTCTAGGAGGCTCCGATGAGTGACCACGCAGGCGTAGCGGGCGACGAGGCCTTCCGTGTCCAGAACCTTCAGGTTATCGCCCGCGATTCGACGCTGATGCTCTGCGAATGGTGCGGTGGCACGGGCAACGAGTTTTACGCCATGTACCGTCGCTGTCCCGAGTGTGGCGGCGTCGGAGTGGTTGATCGGGAAGGAGACGAGAGCGATGCGAAGTGACGATATAATCCACCCTCCCTGGACCCCCACGCAGGTTCGTGCGGTGAACGAGTGGCAGCGATGCGGCATCGTCCACCCCTTCACCTGTCGGCGACGTACTAAGAGCCCACATTGGTACAAGTGGGGTGACTTCGGGATTCTCGTTGCCACAGTGTCGGGGTGGGTCTGTCGTGACTGCGGCTACACCCAGGACTGGGCGTACGACTTCATGTTCAAGGGCGGCCCCTGCCAACGCTTCCCAGCGACGCCGAGGCCGTGCTCGCTCTCGACCCCGAAGGAGACACATGAGCCAACCAGCGAAGTTCAGAGAGCGTTGCCCGGTGTGCCGTAAGACATTCACATCGTCTAGTCCGTTCGCCACTGCCGAAGCGATGCGGGAGCACATGGGAGCGCATTTCCCGGACGCGTCGCCGATCAGCTGGGCCGACCCCGAAGGAGACCCGCAGTGACCGTTGAGTCATGCCCCGCCAGTTCTGAGGTATGGCGTGAAGGTCCAGCGGGCCTGCCGGTCCTCGCAGCGTCGTTCTCTTGCATCCTGAAAGCGGGGCACGACGGCTATCACAGCGATCTGTCGTGGGGCGTATGGGAAGCCGACCCCGAAGGAGACTCCTAGATGGCGAGCATCCTTCAACGCCAATGAATTACTGAGGGTTGCCCACAGTTCGCGCTATGTTGCATCAACAGTGCCAGGACTCCACCCTCAACAAGTGTTGAGACCCGCCCCATCCTCGCAGGAGGCCCCCTCATGATCTGTCCAGTCTGCACCCAGCCCGCCGTTCATCAGACGACCGAGCGCGAACCCATCCGCATCGACCAGACGTTCGAGGCCGGGATCACCCGAGTCACATGGACCCACGCAGACGGGCGAACCTGCAGCCGATGACCCCCGCCCCCTATCCAGGAGGCACCCCCGGTGAACACATCCTGGTCAGGGAAACGCACAGCCTTCCCAACACGCATCCGCCGGTACCTCCTCACACGCCAACCCGAATGCGCGGCTCCAACATGCACACGGCCGTCAGAGATCGCAGACCACATCGTCAACCATCCCAACGCACTCAGAGCAGGATGGACACTCGACCAATACCACTCCCCCGACAACGGACAGGCCCTCTGCCGCAGCTGCCACGACCGGAAGACCAGAGCCGAACAAGCCGAAGGCCGCCAACGCAAGAGAGCCCGCCTCGGAAGACCAGCCGTCAGGCATCCAGGGGAACTGACGGTGGGGGGGGACCCCCAGCCCTAAGGGGCCAGCCACGGCGGGGTTTGCGCCTCTGACTCTGTACGGGTTTCCAGATTCTCAGGAGGGCTTATGGCTGAGCGTGGTCCTGTCCCGAAGCGTTCGGATCAGAGGCGTCGGCGTAACAAGACGGAGCCGGTGGCGAAGGCGCAGGGGGGTGGGTCGAAGCCGCCTCCTGCGAGTTCGAAGTGGCATCCGGTGGCGAGACGTTGGTTTCAGTCGTTGAAGAAGTCGGGTCAGTCCCGGTTCTACGAGGATTCGGATTGGGCTACGGCGTACCTGTTGGCCGAGTCGATCAGCCGTGAACTGAAGCCTCAGCCGATCGGCAACACCGAGGACGGTGATGTCATCTACGCGTCGCTGCCGCCGAAGGGTGCGAGCTTGGCCGCCTGGTTGAAGGCGATGACTTCGCTGCTGGTGACGGAGGGCGATCGGCGCCGCGCCCGGTTGGAGCTCGCGGCCGCTCCGGAGGTGGACCCTGCGGAGGAGGCTGCTGTTGCCGACCTTGGAAGCTACCGGAAGCGTCGCGCCGACTGACCGTCTGATAACCCTGCCGCCCGGCTCACCCGAGTTGTCTCTTGGTTGTGCTGCTGCGTGGTGGGCGATGCACAACCTGGTCCAGCCGAACGGCCCCAATGCGGGCCAGCTGTGGCGTCCCACGCCGGGGCAGCTCCGATTCCTCGACTGGTGGTATGCCGTTGACGAGCAGGCGAGGTGGCTGTTCCACCATGCCGTACGGAGGCTGGCGAAAGGGTCGGGGAAGAGCCCGTTCGCTGCGGTATGGGCGCTCCTTGAGTTCCTGGGTCCGGTCCGGGTCAAGGACATCAGCGACCGTCCAGAGAAGTGCCCCTACTGCAGCGAGAAGCATCGGGTTGTAATCGGCACTCCGGTGGACATGCCGCTGGTCCTGATCGCTGCAACGGCCGAGTCTCAGACGTCGAACACGATGCGGATGATCCGCGCCTTCGCTCCGAAACGCTCCGAGCTGGTCGCCAAGTATGACCTCGACCCTGGGAAGACCCAGTACTACCGGCAGCCGGAAGGCGAGCTGAAAGTCATCACCTCGTCGTACATGGCGGCTGAGGGGGCCGAACCGACCGCGCAGGTTGCGGACGAGACGGAGTACTGGGTGCCGACCAACGGCGGGATCGACCTGTTTGACACTCTCGTTGACAACGCCACCAAGTCCGGTTCGAGGCTCATGGAGACCTCGAATGCTTGGAAGCCGGGCGCGGGGTCGGTGGCCGAGCAGTCTTGGGATGCGTGGCTCGCCCAGGAGGAGGGCCGCCACCGGGCCGACACCAGAATCCTCTACGACGCGCGGATGGCGCCGCCCGACACGAAGCCCGATGCGAACAACCCGTCGTCTCTCCGTGCCGCTCTCGAGTTCGTCTATGCAGACGCGTGGTGGCAGGACCTCGATCCGATCATGCAAAGGTTCTGGGCGAAGAACGCCCGACCCGACGAGAACAAGCGGAAGTATCTGAACTGGCCGACCGTCTCCGAAGACGCCTGGGTCGACCCGGCCGACTGGTCGAAGCTGGGCCCGGCCGGCTGGGAGAAGGAAGAGCCGTTCCCGCAGGTCGGAGACGACGACTGGATTGTTCTCTTCTTCGACGGTTCCAAGTCACGGGACGCCACCGCCCTGATCGGTTGTCGGATCAGCGACGGGCATGTGTTCTCGCTGGGAGTGTGGGAGCCGGATCCGGCACACAACGCAGACGAGACAGTCGACGCCAACGCCGTTGACTTCGCAGTGCGTAGGGCGTTCGACCGGTTCGATGTGGCGGCGTTCTTCGCTGATGTGCGGGAGTGGGAATCGTGGGCTCTGACCGAGTGGCCCAACCGGTACAAGGACGACTTGAAGATCCATGCTGCGCCGAACGCGAAACCGCCTCAGCCGATCGCGTGGGACATGCGCGGCCACACCTACGAGTTCGCCAAGGCGGTCGAAGCGTGCCGCACCGAGATCCTCGAAGGCGAGTTCACCCATGACGGCGACCCTGCAGTCGCACGCCATGTCGGGAATGCCAGGGCGAAGGAATACCGGGACGCCGTGACGATCAGCAAAGAGTCCCCCGGCTCGCCACGAAAGATCGACGCCGCTGTCTGTGTTGTGGGAGCCCGGATGGTCCGTCGGATCGTGCTGGGCAAAGGCCTCCGCCAGAGGTCCGGCAAGGCCGCTTTCTAGGAGGATCATGCCCCTAACCGACGAGCAGGTGTTCGAAGCCGTCGAAGAACTCAAGAACCAGCGGTCTAAGGACATGTCCCGGCTCGACCGGATCCGCAACTACCTCCGTGACGACCCTGACCGGAGAAACCTTGAGGGGTTGCCGTCGGGGACGCCGGTGGAGATGCAGCGTCTCGCCCGCCTGTCACGAGTGAACATGTTGAAGTTCGTGGTGAACAGCCGGGTCCAGTCGATGTATGTGGACGGGTTCCGGGCCCCCCGCGCCGATTCGGATGCGGAGACGTGGGCGGTGTGGCAGGCGAAC